TGACGAAACTGCAAGACCGCGACCCTGCGGGCAACCCGAAGACCTACGACAACGGCGACCCTCGCTGGGTGTTCGTCTTCACCCTCGACCAGCCGACCGGCGCAGCCAACCTTTGGGTGCGCGGCCAGATGGTCAAAGCAATCCGCGAAGCAGCAGAGAAGGCGGGCGTCAAAACGCTCGTCGGCTCCACGCTCTCGGTCAAATACACCGGCGACGGCGAGAAGAAGTCGGCTGCGTTCAACGCACCGAAGCTCTACGCCGCCAAGGTGGAAGCACCGAAGAACGACGCATCCGCGGAGATGTGGTAATGACCGACACGGTGACGTTCGTCTTCCTGGCGGGCGTCGCCAGTCTGTGGTGCACCCTGCTCTGGCTGGCCCTGCGTCAGCCAGGGCGGGGCAACCCGAGAAAGAAACAACATGACCAAGCAAGAGATTCGTGACGCAATCGAGTTCCTCCAGCGTGTCTTCGTCGGCCCCGGCGACGTCGACCGGCTCGAGGCAGCAATCCAAGCCCTACAAGCAGAACTGAAAAGGAGAACCAAGAAATGAAACTGACGTACACACATCCCGATCACTTCGGTGGTTCGTTGCCAAAGATACCTACAGCACAAACCACACAAATCAAACTGCTCGAACATGCCGTAGCCGATTTGATTGAGCGTCTAATGGACGAAACCGGCGGAGACAACCCCGGCGATGTCATAGACCTATTGGCTGACGAATGCAATCAGATTGCATGGCGAGCATGGGATCGCAGCTGCGAGAGGAACAGACAATGAGTTATGACCCAGACATGCTTCGGCAGATGAACGAAGAAGCCCAACTTCGCATCGCCGAACTCTCCAACGCCCTCCAGGACGCCACCCTGGCGCGAGACAACTTCAAGGATGCATCCGAATCCTTGATGGTCGAACTCGACGCCTACAAACGCAAGGTGCGCGAACTCGAAGCCACCGTGCAACGCCTACGGCTCCACATCCAGCAAGGCGTCGAGTTGTGACCAACCTCATCATCCTCCTGAACGGCATCGTCGTGGGCATGTTGGTCTACAAGACCGACCGTCTCCGCCACGAAATCAACAACCTCGCCAAGGCTGACTTGCAAATGATTGAAGTCTTGAAGCGTCTCATCAGTGGAGTTGGAAGGAAACAATCGTGAATCACGATTACGCCAAGCCCGACATGGCAGGAGCGGACATCCTGACCGAAGCGCACCACCTCATCACCGGGCCACGCCAAGCCGAATACTCACACCCATTCGACGACTACTACAAAGTCAAAGAACTGTTCTTCACCATGACCGGCACCATGCTCACCGTCGAGCAAGCCATCCTGTTCATGGTCTGCGTCAAACTCGCCAGACTCTCAACCAACATGGAGCACGGTCGCTGGAAGCGCGACACCATCGTCGACGCCGCCGGATACCTCGGCTGCATGAGCATGGCGCACGAACACCGCCAAGAAAAGCTCCGTGAACTCGCTGACATCGAGGACGAGCAGTGATCGTGCAAGACCCGAAGTTCGTCACCGTCATGGCAGACGGCGACGGCTACGCACGCTGGGTCGGCTCCATTGACGCAACCGACATCATGCAGGCCTACCGCACCGGCGGCGTCTACATCCTCGTCATGCTCGACGAAGAAGGCAGACTCAGCATCGGCTTCAAGCCCGGCAGGCATTGGGAAGCGTCCTGGTCGCCACCGATTACGCTCGAGAGACGATGAAGCTCACACTCGACGAATGGCTCGCCATCCAAGTCGGACGCGGCGTACTTCAACCCTGCGGCGTCGAGAACGGCATTGACATTTACCTACCGACCAGCCAGCCTTGGATGGAGGAAGAAATGAAAGACCACGACCCCAACAAGCCCTGCAGCTGCCAACCAGTCATCCCCGCCAACCCATGCTGCGAAGGCGGAGACGATGACGAAGAAGACTGACCCACTCGAGCAATACGTCAACAGCCTGGGTGCGGGCTGGTGCATCCGGTACGTCATGATCGCCATCGTCGAAGACACCAGCGGTGAACAGAACTTCATCATCCAATGCTCACCCGATCAGACCGCAGCCGAAACCATCGGCCTCTGCGAAGCCGTCTCACACATCCAGAAAGCCAAAATCGCACACGCATGGATACAAGCCGAGACCGACGACGAGTGACGTGGCGTTGCCCGCGATGTCCGAACCGGGTCACCCTCCACATCACCCCAACCCATCCACCCACCTGCACCCGGCATACCCCACCCAGCCCCATGACACCCCACGAAACCCAATAACCACGCCATTTGGCAAGATTCTTGGAAATCTTGCAGAAAAGACTAGCTATTGTCAGACAAGCCCAGTACCTTGTCATACAAGCCAAAGGAGGCCACAATGAACACCAACCGAAACACCGCATACATCACAAAGCTCTACCTCAGCAACGGCACCAAGGTTACCGAGCAGCTGACCCAGGCCTACATCGACAAGAACATCGATGCCTGGATGGAAGAGCTCGAAACCCTGGCAACGAACCTGGTCTGCGACGGCCGACTCAACCTCCGCGACCTGCAGCGCCTCCGCACGCTCTGCAGCCGCACCGGCCTCACCCTCGACCAAGCAATCGAAGCCGCCGTCGAACTCGCCGACAACTTCGCCTGATCTAACAACAACCACAACCAAGGAGCAACACCAACCATGACCACCAACAGCCACGAATACAGGCTCAGTGACATCCACGAGATGCTCGACGCAGCACGACCCGACCGAATCCCAGCATGCACCACCGACTATCGCACGTGGGTGCGGTTCCTGACCGACCACGACGACGTGGTGCTTCAACTGCACCCAGCAGGCAAGCGCCACGCCGGTCCATGGATCGACGTCTACCGCGCCGACCGCGAGACGCTCCAGATCATCAGCAACGGCACGTTCACTGGAAAGAACGCCGAGGCCCACGCCACTGAATACCTCCTACGCATCTTCGACGAAGTCGAGTGCGATGCAGCAGACAAAGCCGCCGCGAGGGTGTAATCACCCATGGCCAACGAATACCCGATGATCTCCTTTCGATGCGACCGGCAGCTCCAGAAAGCAGTCGAGAAAGAAGCTCGGCAACGTGACATCAGCATCGGCGAACTCATACGCCAAGCACTTGCTCAACATCTAGAAAAAAACGTTGAGACAACAGAATGAAACTTGCAAAATATCGCTACCCCACCGCGCCACTTCTCGCCAGATACACGAACCTCACCGCAGCCGAAGTCGCCGTGCAGTTCGGTGTAGATCGAGGCACGATCGTCCGGTGGCGCAATCCGAAAGCCACCTTCAACCAGTGGGACGCCGACCGGTACGCGATTCGCATCGGCAAACACCCAGGCGAAATCTGGCACGACTGGTTCGACATCGACTGCTAACCTGAGCCTCCCGCCAACGGCAACAAAAGTGGCACACCAGTCGCACGAATCGCTATACAAACAATCCAACGGAGGAACCACATGGAAGTGCTTACCGCTGCACTCGCCTACGCATCAAGAGGATTGCGTGTCATCCCAATCGCCCCAGGCGAGAAGTATCCATCAGGCATCGAATCGTGGCAGACGAAAGCAACCATCGATGCCGAGACCATCACCGCATGGTTCAGCAAGACTTACAAGGGTTGGGGTGTCGGTATCGCCACAGGCAAGATCACCAACAGCTACCTGTTCGTCTTAGACATCGACGACCGTGAACAGCATCGCGGTTCAGACACGCTCGCCGACCTTGAAGCAGAACACGGTGAACTACCGCCGACCGTCACCGTGCACACTCCATCCGGTGGCCGCCACCTCTACTTCCGCACCAGCATCAACGTGCGCAACGACGCAGGCAAACGACTCGGCCCAGGGCTCGACATCCGAGGCGAAGGCGGACAGGTGTTGGCACCGCCGACGCTGCACCCGAACGGCAAGCCATACATCGAAGACCTCGAACACGGCTTCAACCAGCCGCCAGCATTCGCACCCGACTGGCTCATCCAACGCCTCACCGTAGAACCCAAAATCGACCGGCACCAGCCACACGACCTCGACGGACTCCGCGACGATCCCAACCTCCCCAGCACCCGCTACAACTCCACCAGCGACTGGCACTCGCTCCTCACCGCCGACGGATGGAAACACGCCTACCAACACAACGGCACCGACTACTACATCCGCCCAGGCAAAGACCGAGGCATCTCCGCCAGCGTCAACCACAACGGCAACGACGCCCTCATCGTCTTCAGTACGAACGCACCCATCCCACCCGGCGGCTACACCCGCTTCGGCTACTTCGCCCAAACCCGACACGGCGGCGACTGGAAGAAAGCCTCAGCCGCATACCTCGGCACCAACCCCACACCGACAAGCACGACCACGCATGAACTGCTCGAGCAGCTCATCAACTGGCAAGACTTCTGGAACCAAGACCACAAATCAGAAGACTGGATTGCCTACCCACTCATCGCACGCGGACGACAAACCGCCCTCTTCGCAGTGAGCAAAGAAGGCAAGTCATACATCGCCCTCGCCTGCACCGCAGCCCTCGCCACAGGCAAACCCATCTTTGGACGCCCAGCTCAACCACCCGTCCACGTCCTTTACCTCGACTACGAAATGACCGCATCAGACCTCATGGAACGCTTAGAGACACTCGGCTACACCAATGAAGACGACCTATCGCATCTGCACTATGCGCTCATCCCGAGCCTGCCACCGCTCAACACCTACGAAGGTGCAGCCGAAGTCATGAAACTCGTAGAGCTCACAGGTGCCCAAGTCGTCGTCATCGACACCACCGGGCGAGCCGTAGAAGGCGAAGAGAACTCGGCAGACACCTACCGCGAGTTCGCCAGAACAACCGGACTCTCCCTCAAAGCAGCAGGCGTCGCCTTACTAAGAACCGACCACGCAGGCAAAGACAAAGGCAAAACCCAAGGCCAACGCGGATCATCAGCCAAGAACGACGACGTCGACATCGTCTACCACCTACAACGCGACGGCCACACCATCAAACTCACCCGCATCTTCTCACGCATCGGCTGGGCACCCACCGAAGTCGAACTGGTCGAAGAACAGCTCGAGGACGACCACAAACCCATCCGCCTGAAGGAAGCCCTCGAGACCTTCACCGAAGAGCACTACGACCTCGCACGCCGCCTCATGACCGCCCTCGGTCTCAAGCCAGGCGACAAGCAACAGAACAGTCAAGCCTTCCGACGCCAAGCCCGAGCCGCAGGTATCAAAGCCCGCAACGACCTCTGGGGTCCAGCCCTCCGAGCCATCGCCCAGAACCGCCTAAGAGACCCACTCGCCTAACCCAAAAAACGGGGACACAGGTCGGGGACACGAAACTGAAACCCTTGCCAGACAAAGGGACACGGGTGTGTGACGTAGTCACACCCCGTTCCCGTCTCCAGAATCAGGCGGTCCCTAGACCACCCAAGCACCAATGCACTAACTTCACCACATGCCTATTCGCCGCCCATGCATCGAGTGCCGACGACTCACCACCTCAACCACCCGCTGCGACGTATGCGCCGGTAGGCGAGAGGCAATCAGAAACGCCAGTCGACCGCACTACAAGGGCGACTACCCAGAGCGAGCTCGACTCGTGAGAGAGACTGCAACCCACTGCCACATCTGCGGCCAAGGCGCACGAGACGGCGACCCTTGGACGGCAGATCATGTCTTCGGTCCAGAATCCGACGTGCTGGCGGCTGCTCATCGCAGCTGCAACTCGAGCCGCGGCGCACGCGAGCAGCGCGGCTGACCCCGCCCCGGCATCAACCGGGGTGGCCTCGAATCTGGGCGGGGTGGGCTGGTTTTGACCCATGCCGTGCGGTGCGTGCGCCACCGCGAAACTAAGATGTTTCTGCCGATGATCAACGCCGACCTGCAGGCGCTCGCCACGCCCATCCACGAACTCGAGCTGCTCCCAGGCAATCCACGCCGGGGCGACGTCGAAGCCGTGCGTCGAAGCCTGCTGACCTTCGGCCAACGCAAGCCGATTGTGGTTCGCCGCGACGACAAAGTCGTCATCGCCGGCAACCACACACTCCAAGCCGCACGCCAACTCGGATGGCACGAGATTGCCGTCGTATGGGTTGACGACGACGAAACCACTTCAAAGGCTTTCGCCTTGGCCGACAATCGCACAGCGGACCTCGGCACCTACGACGAACAAGCTCTTGCAGACCTGATAGGCCAAGTCGGATCAATCGATCCAGAACTCCTCGAGGCATCCGGATGGGACGCTCAATCAGTACAAGACCTACTGGATGGAATGCAGACTGAACCAAAACATTTGGACGATCCAGACTGGATGCCAGAACAGGTTGAGAACGTCACGAAGCCGGGAGACATCTGGGAACTAGGACCGCACAGACTGATCTGCGGAGACTCCACCAAAGACGAAACCTACTCAAATCTGCTTGACGGAGCAAAGGCCGACTGTATCTTCACCGATCCGCCATACAACGTCGCCGTCAAAGGTGGCACGAAAGACAAACTGACAATTGCCAACGACGACATGAGCGACGAGCAATTTGAAAAATTCATTGGCAGCTCATTCAAAGCCATGAGCAACGCGGCGAAACCAGGCGCCGCAATCTACGTCTGTCACAGCGACACCGGAGGAGTCACCTTCCGAGAACAATTCATGAAAGCCGGCTTCCTCCTGAAACAAGTCCTTGTCTGGGTCAAACAAACATTTGTGCTCTCGCGGCAGGATTACAACTGGCAACACGAACCAATCCTCTATGGATGGAAAGAGGGTGCCGGTCACACTTGGGTCGGCCCATTCAGCAACTCAACCGTCCTTGATTACGAAACCGATTTTCAAGACATGAATAAGCAACAACTCGTTGACTTGCTGCAAGAAGTGCGAGCAACCTCTACCGTTGTGCGCGAAAACAAACCTGCACGCAACGCCGAACATCCGACGATGAAACCGGTCAATCTCGTAGCACGCCTAATTGTCAACAACACACGACCGAACGACATCGTTCTTGATCCATTCGGTGGCGGAGGCTCTACTCTCATCGCATGCCTCCAACTAGGACGCAACGCTCGACTCATTGAGCTTGATCCGAAATACTGCGACGTCATCTGTACGAGATGGCAGAAAGCCACTGGCTTACGTCCAGTCAACGCCAAGACCCGCAAACATCACGACTTCAAACCAGACCATGGGTAGGCCAACAGGGCGACCACCGAAACCGACAGAACAGAAACGCCGGCTCGGCAACCCAGGCAAAAGAAAACTGCCAAACACCGAAATTGAAATTGCCAACGTTCCTCAAACGCCGCAACCTCATCGACCGCTCGGACCAGCAGGAGAATCATTCTGGAACCGAATATGGGCTGTCGGATTTGCCTGGATAAGCCAACACACCGACATCGAACTCTTGCAAATGGTGTGCGAACTCATTGACGAACGCCAAGCACTTCGCATGAAAGTTCTTGTAGATCAAGACTGGCGAGATCGCACCGCACTCCGCGCACTCGATGCCCAAGTCCTAAACTGTCTATCCCTGCTCGGTTTCACTCCTGTGGATCGTGCCCGCCTAGGTTTCGTGGAGGTGAAGATTCAAAATGAGCTCGACGCTTACCGCGAAAGGAAAGCGAAGAACGCCAATCGTCCAGCCAAGGTGGTCAACACCGTGGAAGTACCCACAGACTGACGGTCATGCCGTTGCTGACTTCGCAGAGACATTCATGCACGTCTCCAAAGGGATACGCGCCGGTGAACCATTCAAACTGGTGCCCTGGCAAAAGCAACTCATTGAAAGTCTCTATGAGCGTCGCAACGACGGCCTGCTTCGGTACCGTCGAAGCCTCATCGGTCTCGGTCGCAAGAACGGCAAATCCCTACTCGGTTCGCTCGTTGCGCTCTATGGTCTCATTGAAGGCGATCACGGCGCGGAGGTTTATTCGGCGGCTGGTGACCGACGCCAGGCGCGGGTGGTGTTCGATGAGGCGAAGTGGCAGGTACAGCAGTCGCCTGCGTTGAGCGGAATCTGCAAGGTGTACCGCGATGCGATTGAGGTGCCTTCGACGCACAGCGTCTACCGGGTGCTGTCGAGCGACGCGAAACTCCAGCAAGGTCTGAATCCGAGCACCGTCATCTTTGACGAGTTGCACGTTCAGCCGAACTCGGAACTGTGGGATGCGTTGACGCTCGGCTCTGGTGCGAGGCGTGACCCGCAGATCGTGGCAATCACGACCGCGGGCTACGACCTGTCGAGCATCTGCGGAACTCTCTACGCCTACGGCCAGAAGGTGTGTCGCGGTGAGCTTGAGGATGAACAGTTCGGATTCTGGTGGTGGGAAGCACCGGAGGGTTGCGACCTGAATGATCGTGATGCGTGGTTGCAGGCGAATCCAAATCTTGCTGAGGGTCTGTTGGACATGGAGGACATGGAGATTGCGGTGCGTCAGACGAGCGAAGTGAGTGTGCGTCGGTATCGGTTCAATCAGTGGGTTCGGACTGCTGAGGATTCGTGGTTGCCGCAGGGTGCTTGGGAGTTGTGTCGTGAACCCGAGTTGCAGTTGCAGCCCGGTGCGCCGACGTGGGTTGGTGTGGACATGGCGTTGAAGCGTGACACGACAGCGGTCGTGTTGGTTCAGCGTGTTGAGGGAAGGCTGGTTGCGCGGGCGAAGATTTGGTTGCCCGAAGGCGGCGTGCTCGATGTCGCTGCGGTCGAGTCGTACCTGCGGGAGATTGCCCAGCAGTACGACATTCAGGAGATTGCGTTCGACCCGGCGTTCTTCATGCGCACCGCCGAAGCTCTGGCCGAAGACGGGTTCCCGATGGTTGAGTATCCGCAGTCGCCGCAACGCATGGTGCCTGCGTGCGGCAACCTCTACGAGTTGATCGTGAATCAGAAACTTGCGCACGACGGCAACCCAATCTTCTCCGACCAAGTCCTGTCGGCGGCGCAACGTGTCAAGGACAACGGTTGGACGTTGAGCAAAGGCAAGTCGAAACGCAAGATTGACGCAGTGATTGCGTTGGCGATGGCAACCGATCGTGCCACCACGACACCGGTCGAAGCTCCCACACCTGGCTTCTTCGTGGTATGACTACGCTTGTT